GCATCAGTGGTCAGCCCGGTAGCGACCACGTAATAAACGGTGTTCAGTGTCAGCCCGCATGGCACCGTTGTGCCACCTGTGAACACCACCTTGTTGCCAGCGCTAAAGCCATGACAACTGCACAGGAAAGTTGGCGTACCAGTTGCAATGCTGATGCTAGTCAGCGTTTGCCGGTTTTGCGTTGCACGAAATGTCCCGCTCCACGTTGCGTTTTGCAGGATCGTGATGTCGTAGCTAGCGGGATAGATCATGGCAAGCGGTCCTATGCGATCAGTCTAAGGTCGGAGGGACGAAAACATCATTTGCCTCGTCGTATAGAAAGCCGATACCGGCATAAGTGTTTCGAAAATTGCTGTTGTAACTTGTTTGTACCCAGCGTGTCTCAGGGCCAAATAATTTTTTACAAAATGCGATACCAAGATGCTCGTGCTCCACGCCATGCGAATCCGTAAGCTTTTCGTTGTTGACAACGATGACTCGCTGCACAATGTTTGAGGAATTCAGCTCTGCGAAGTGTGCCATTAGATCAACTTGAAGGTGTCACTACCAGTAAACTCATGCACAACATAATCCTGACCGCCAACGGTGACAGTGCTGATTGAACCACCTGTCGCTTTTACTGCAGTGCCGGGATAGCGAATGATGACAATACCTGAACCGCCCTGTTTTCCTGCAAAAATGCTACTTGCTGGCCAACCCGGACCACCAGCGCCACCACCTGTATTGGCAGTTCCGTTTGTTGCATCGGTATAACGGTTGCCTCCATTGCCGCCGCCGCCATTTCCACCTAAAGCCACACCTGATGTTGCAGCCCTACCACCACCGCCGCCGCCAGCAACGTAACGATTTGTTGCCGACGAAAAGTTAATCAGGTTATAGCCCGCGCCACCATTGCCGCCTGATGAACCATTAGCTCCAGCTGCGGAATAGCCGCCACCGCCGCCAGCAACGTTTGATGTACTTAACGAAGAGACAAGATAAGGATCTCCGCCATCATTACCTTGCCCAGCAGTGCCTGATCCTCCCGGAACAGAAGAGGCGCCATAAGGGGGTGAAGGGAGATAGCCGATGCCGCCACCACCGCCGGAACCACCGTCCTGAGTTGTAAGACTGGTATCGTTTGTGTTCCCGTGACCACCGCCCAAAGCCGTGTAACTAAGAGCCGCAGAATTGCTGCCCTTGTTATTGGGGAAGCCGCCACCGCCAATTGTAATTACATACTCAATTTCTCCGCTAATAGTTACACCTGTTTGCAATAGGCGACCGCCAGCTCCACCACCGCCGGAAACGCGAGTTGCTTCAGTATCCGCAGTGGTGGTATGACTAGATCCGCCGCCAGCGACAACAAGCACATCAACATCAATATCATCTGGCACGCTTCTGGCGCCAACGTAAAACGGTATCAGGGAACCTGGAAGCATGATCAGCTCATGTTGTTAGACAGGCTGGCATAAACTTCAGTGCTTGATTTCACGACATACACGAGCATATCGACCGCATTGGCTGCAGTGCTAAGTGTCGGTGCCGTGCCGCCAGCAAATTTCCAATAAGCGCCGAAAGTCAATGTGCGCGAGCCGCTTGCATCTTGCGTGATAAAGATAGCGCCAGACTGACCGGCAGCCAAATTAGTGGGGTTAGCCAGTGTGCGGTTGCCAGCAAGTGTCACACTAAAGTGATTCGCTACAGCAAAATCAGGCGTAATTGTTGCCCCATCCGTCAAAGTACCAATCGCGCCGCGAGTAGCAGCGTCAAACGTACCGACGCCTGTTACGTCGAGCGTGCCAGGAATATCGACATTGCTAGTCCATTCAACACCTGTGCCTGCAGCATCAGTTTGGAGCAGTTGTCTAGCAGAACCATCAGCCAGTTTGCTGACGGCAATTTCAGCGGTAGCGCTAATGTCAGCATTAACTACAGCGCCTGCAGTAATACTGGTAACACCTGTATTGCTGATGGTTACATCGCCTGTTGGCGTGACCGCCGCTGCCACGTTGCTGCTGTTGCCAACAAGAATTGCGCCGCTGTTGAGTGTCGCAAGCTTACTGAATGCAATCGCAGCACTAGCGTTGATGTCAGCGTTGACGACTGCTCCAGCTGCAATTGATGTAACACCTGCATTGGTTATCGTGATGTCGCCAGTCACAGCAACAGATGCTGCTGTATTGGCAGCATTACCAACAATTAAATTGCCGCTGCTGACGGTTGCCAGCTTGTTCAATGCAATGCTGCCGGCCAGCATTGCGCTGGTTACAGTGCCGGTATCGCCAGTTGTAATGACGGTGCCGCTAACGTCTGGCAACGTAATGGTGCGATCTGCAGTCGCATCAGTGGCCGCAAGATAAGTCTCGTAGGCATTATCAGTGCTGCCTTCAAAAGCGAATGCTCCGGTCGTGCCAATCAGCAGTTCACCAGTAATCGTTGCACCAGCAGCGCCGATCTTTTCAGTGTCAAGCTCGGCAAGTGCGGCTTGAACATTGGTGGATTGAATGCCACCAACCGGCGTAACTGTGATGTTGCTCGCTTGCGTAGCGCCGGTAACGGACGTTGAAACGTCAATTTCTTCCCAGCTGGAACCGTTCGACAGGATCATGTCCGGTGCAGCAAGCGCTACATTCGGCGCTTCACCGCTTGTAATAGTGCCACCAACACTGACAACAAGGTAATATCTATTATTGCCATCACTTGCGGCAGGTAGTGGGTCGCCAACGACAAGGCCAATTGCTGTTCCAGCCGTTGTCAGCGACGCAATTTCACCAGTGCCAGACCCAGCAGAAGCATCAAACGTACCGGCGTAAATAATCTCGCCAGCAGTAATTGTGATCGCTTGCCATGCGTTGCCGTCCCATAGGTAGAGATCGCCGTTGATGGCATCAAAGAAATACTGACCAGTAAATTCGGCTACTGGGAAGGTGACCACACCTTCAGTGCTAGTGCTGCCTCCAATCTGTGTTACAGAAAGATTTGCAAGTTTTGCGCCAGTAATTGAACTATTAGAAATGCGCTCTGCCGGCAACTCGCCTGTTGTGAGCTTTGTCGCATCAATGTTGGGGATGTCTGCAGCATCAAGCGTGGCGCCACTAGTGACATGACCTTGAGCGTCAACACTGACTTTCTGGTATGTACCAGCAACAACAGTATTAGTGTGATTAAGCTGTCCGGCTGCGCTAACACTTAGACCAGTGCCGGGGTACACACCGCCAATCGTTCCGGTCGCAGCTGGTGGGAGATCCGCAGCAGTAATAGCCCGACCACCAGTTACAAGGCCATTAGCGTCATATTCAACAAGATAAAAATTAGCGCTGTTTGGTGTAACTGTATTATCAATTTGAATTTGATCGCCGGACATCGTTAGTCCATTGCCGTTGACCTGAACAGCACCTTTTGCGGTCGTTGTAGCAGTAGGAAGATCAGCTGCTGCAATGATGCGATAGCTGACACTGCCACCGCCACCACTAGGACCAGCTAAAAACTGTGCAGCTGCAGTGGTGTCGTCAAGCGTCGTGTTAATGGTGACGCTATCGCCAACTTGGCTAACCGAAATGTTGACGACGCCGGTACTGCCGCCAACAACAGTATTGATACTGCCAGCTGCCTTGATTGATTGCCATACGCTTCCATTCCAGGCGTAGACCGCAAGAGTTACGGTGTCAACAGCAAGCTGACCGCGAAATGCGCCACTAGCGGGTAGGGAGCTAACAAAATTGACCGACGAAAAATCGGCAAGCTTTGCAGCGGTAATGGCACCTGCGGCGATCTGGCTGCTGTCTACACCTAGGTTTTCAATCGCTGAACCTGGAACGCTTTCGGCGCCAAATAAAATCTTGCCGCTTGGGATGGTGTCGTCAGCCAGCAGCGTGACGGCGTTGCCTACAAAATCGGTAACGGTAATTTTGCGCGATTCGCTGGCGCTTGTGTCGGCAAGCGGAAGGAAATCACCAGCAGCGAGATTGGCGCCTGCAAGCGTCTGTAATTCGCTGATCCGCAGGTCTGCCATTGTGCTTGCTTAGGTCAGTACAACCATCTTAGGCGGCATCTTCGCCTTCAAGAAGCAGGTAACCGCCCTGTTCCAACAGGATAGGATCCCCGGCCTCTTGAAGCAACCGCCTAGAACTTGTTGTTTTGGCTCGAAGTTTGATGGCTCCGGTTGCCACAAAGTCGATTGTTGAAACAATGATGTCGCCAGGCGCAAAGCTGGTTGCGCTATTGGTCACCAGTGCATCAAACTCCCACCACAAAGCGTCGTTTAACTGGGTAGCCGCAAAACTTCCTGCTGCAGCATCCGTATTTTGACTTTTGATGTACAACTTTATATGCAGACCTGAACCAATCTCAGTGCGTAAGACAAGTTGCATCAGGTAGTTGATTGGCTCTTGTCCGGTTTCATTGACATAATCCCATTGCGCAGTGATGCGACCACTGCCTGTAATCAAAGAGCTGTACTGCTGCCGGTACTGATCACTTAAAACAGTGACATCAACCGTCTCGCGATTTGTATTTAATTCGTAATCGGTAACGCAAGCCAGTAAGCGTCCTCCACGATCGCGCACCGTGGCCTTAATTGGAATATCTCGATCAATTGCAACAAGCGAAATCAAGCCCGCATTGCTTCCTTCCAAACTATCGTCAAAATTGTCGTAAAGCCTTACGCCACCTAGTTCATCAATAAAAACGTACCAATTACCGCTTGAGTAAACAGTTAAATCGCTCCAGCCGTTAGCGGATACAAAATCAAGCGTTGTGCCATCCGTAGTTTGAATTTCTACGAAATCACCGCTTATTAAGCACCCTTCGTCAAAATCAAACGAAAATCTACTGCGGCCAGCGTTAACATCTCCAGGATTGACAATACTTTCAAGCCCTTCCGCAATAGAACGACGCGCAATTTCTACGTTACCTATGTTGCCAAGATAAATACCCATTAGATCGTTACCTCAGTCAACGCACCAGTTCCTTGGAAGTTGATTTGCGCAGAGGCTACCTCCCCGACGCTGGCACCAAAGCTGACGCTAGTGATATAAGCAGTTAATCGCACGTCATGGTTGGTGTTGCCTTCTACCAACCGCAACCGCAAATCCACAGTGTCGGACTCTGATACACTGCCGATCTTTAGCACTTTTTTCAGTGCTGTAGCGGCATCGTTGCGTCCTGTACCATCGTTGTAATACAGCAGCGTGGCGCTACCACTAAATTCCTGCACACCAGGTACATACGTACGTTGGTTGTCGCCAAGACTGGTAGTTTCAAGCGTTTCAAGGTTGCCGGTCATCGACCAGTTGGTTACCTTGACCTGCTCCAAGCCATCGAGCAGCAGGCGTCCATCGCGTCCGGTATAGATTTTTGCCATCAGAGGACACCCACCAGCCTTACTGTAACGCTACTAATTCCAGGACGCACAGACCTGATGACAGGTGCTTGCTCATATCTCCACTGATTACCACTTGTGGCATCAATGGCAGCTGCGTTGCCGCTCCAGCCAGTGCGGAACGCAGCAGGCAAGGCAAAGCTGCTGAAGCCACCCTTCACCTCGTCGTAATGGGCGATAAAATCATCAGCGGCTGTATCGGCAATGTTTTCATACGACAAGTCCAGCATCATGCCGGTTCGTTTGTCGCCATACAGAATTCGTACTTCTTTGCCGTTTTGCGCTTGAAACGTCTTGTAGGCGTAATCGCCAGCGTCAAAAGATCGACTTGAGGGTGGCAAGGATGGAAAGGCCATCAGTCGAACGAAGCATCAACAACCGTAAACCGTTGATCCAGATCCAATACGTCTCTTGCGATCAAGCTGGCTCCATTTGAGTCTACCGG